CTTTAAAAAATCTCCGCGGGTTATATTTTGTTAGACACTTTTAAAATCGCCTACGTTACTAAGTAGGTTTAGTTGCCCCCTTCTCCTTTCAAGAGGTGTTCGACAACACATTCGACGTAGGCGATTTTAAAAAGTGTCTAACAAGTGGTATAAAGGTTATAAGAACTAAATGCAAAGTTTAAAGAACTGGGGGAATACTTAATGGATTGTTCTAAAAAAGATAATGAAACTTTAAAGAGACGTCCTCCTGCTAAATCCATAGAACATAGAGAGAACCAATTAATATCATTAGCTGTCGATTTAGCTGAGAAACAACTAGCTGAAGGAACAGCATCATCACAAGTAATTACACACTACTTAAAATTAGGTTCAACTAAAGAGAAATTAGAAAAAGAGATTTTAGAAAGTCAGAAACTATTAATGCAAGCTAAGACTGAGGCTTTAAAATCAACTAGAAACGTAGAAGAACTATATAAAAAAGCTTTAGATTCTATGAGTATCTATCGTGGAGATGATGAAGATGATGATACGTACGTATAGCGAATTGATACAAATAAGTTCTTATAGAGGACGTTATGACTATTTAAAGTTAGATAGACAAATAGGTATTGAAACTTTTGGTTATGATAGATATCTAAATCAACTTCTGTACAATTCTAAACGCTGGAAAGAAGTTAGAGATAAAGTTATAATAAGAGATAATGGATGCGACTTAGCAATAGAGACGTTTCCAATAGTCCACACAATATATGTACATCACATGAATCCTTTAACGGTTAAAGATATAGAAAATTCTTCTAATATAGTATATGATCCTGAATTTCTAATATGTGTTTGTATGGATACACATAATGCAATACATTACGGTAACGATAAATTACTACAAAAAGAACATGTCGAAAGAACTAAAAACGATACTTGCCCTTGGCGTATTGATTAAGGAGGTAAACATGAATAGTATACTAACATCGATAAAACAACTTCTAGGTTTAATCGAAGAGGATGTAAGTTTTGATAATGAGATAGTAATATATATAAATTCAGCATTCATGTCCCTAATGCAAATAGGTGTAGGCCCAGTTGAAGGCTTTAATATAACAGATAAAACAACAGAATGGTCAGATTTCACAGATAGAACAGATATATCATCGATTAAGACTTATATTTATTTAAAAGTACGTCTATTATTCGACCCTCCAACATCATCTAGTATATTAGACGCTTTTGAACGACAAATACTACAACACGAGTGGAGATTAAATACTCAAGTAGAAGAACCTATAGTCATAGTAGAGGAGAGTGAATAAGATGCCGACACATGAAGAGATGTTACAACACTTTGGTATATTAGGTATGAAGTGGGGAAAGAAAAAAGGTAAAAAGAAAAAAACAACAATCAAAAAGAAACCTAAAGTAGAAACAAAAACTGAAGACAAAGAATCAAGTATAAGTAAAGATTATATTTTAAAAGAATCGTTAAAAAATAAGAAAATTACTGAACTTTCTAATGAAGAACTTAGAAAATTCAACGAAAGAATCCAATTGGAGAAACAATATGCACAGTTAACAAAGAAAGAAATGTCTGAAGGTAAAAAATTTGTAGTAGATCTTTTGAAAAATATAGCAAAGGAACAAGCTACAAACTTTGCAAAATCACAAGTGACGAAAATGTTAGCTAGAAGAGGTATAGGAGGTTAAACATGGCTCTTTCAAATACAGCGATTCCAAAATACTATGGGGAATTTAGAGAAAAAGTAATTTCTGGAGAAATACCTGTATGTAAAGAGATTGCTTTAGAGATGAATAGAATAGACTCTTTAATAGAAAATCCTGGAGTCTACTATGACGATAAAGCAGTAGATGGATTTATCGCGTATTGCGAAAATGAAATGACTTTGACTGATGGTACTGATTTATCTTTATTAGAGAGTTTCAAACTATGGGCTGAACAAGTATTTGGTTGGTTTTATTATGTAGAAAGATCTGTTTACGAACCTGGACCTAGAGGTGGCCGATATGTAAGAAAAACTATTAAAAAAAGATTAATTAAAAAACAATATTTAATAGTCGGTAGAGGTGCTGCTAAATCTTTATATTTAAGTTGCATACAATCGTATTTCCACAATGTCGACACAACTACCACACATCAAATAACAACTGCTCCAACGATGAAACAAGCTGACGAAGTAATGTCGCCTATAAGAACTGCTATAACTAGATCTCGAGGACCATTGTTTAAATTTCTAACAGAAGGATCTATACGAAATACCACTGGAAGTAAAGCTACACGAGTAAAACTTATATCCACAAAAAAAGGGATAGAAAATCTTCTAACAAATTCACTAATTGAAGTTCGTCCTATGACTATAGATAAATTACAAGGTCTTAGGTGTAAGATAGCAACGATAGATGAATGGTTATCAGGAGATGTACGAGAAGATGTTGTCGGTGCAATCGAACAAGGAGCTTCTAAATTAGACGACTATCTAATAATTGCTGTTAGTTCAGAAGGTACTATTAGAAATAGTATAGGGGATACTATAAAATTAGAGTTGCAAGATATTCTAAGAGGTGACTATCCAAATCCTCACGTCTCTATATGGCATTATAAATTAGACGACGTTAAAGAAGTCGCTGACCCTTCTATGTGGTTAAAAGCTAATCCTAATTTAGGTAAGACAGTTACGTATGAAACTTATCAATTGGATGTCGAAAGAGCTGAGAAGGTTCCTGCGGCGAGAAATGATATATTAGCAAAACGTTTTGGAATACCTATGGAAGGTTATACATATTTCTTTACGTATGATGAAACATTACCACATAGATCTAAAACATTCTGGTCTCTGCCATGTGCTTTAGGTGCCGATCTCTCACAAGGAGATGACTTCTGTGCATTCACGTTTCTGTTCCCATTAAAAGGCGATGTGTATGGCGTTAAAACAAGATGTTACATAACAACATTAACGCTTATGAAATTACCAGGAGCCGCTAGAGCAAAATACGAAACGTTTATACAAGAAGGCAGTCTTATAATTATGGACGGTACAGTCTTAGACATGATGGAAGTTTACGATGACCTAGAAGACCATATTATTAGAAACTCTTACGATGTCAGATGTTTTGGGTTTGACCCTTATAATGCTCAAGAGTTTGTAAAACGTTGGGAAGAAGAAAATGGTCCTTATGGTATTGAAAAAGTAATACAAGGTATGCGTACAGAATCTGTTCCTTTAGGCGAACTTAAGATACTAGCAGCACAAAGACTCCTACTATTCGATGAAGAATTAATGGTATACGCAATGGGTAACTGTATAACTTTAGAAGACACTAATGGTAATAGAAAATTGTACAAAAAAAGACACGAGCAAAAAATAGATGCTGTATCGGCATTGATGGACGCGTATGTTGCTTATAAAATTAATAAAGACGCATTTATATAAGGAGGAAGTCATGACCAGAGATGATGCATTACAACACTTCGGTATATTGGGTATGAAATGGGGTAAACAAAGAACCCCAACAGAAGTCTATACAAATAGAAAAGATAAAGCAACTAGAAAATTAGGTAAAATAAATGAAAAAATAAGTAAAAGAGATGTTAAAGTATCTTCGTTAAAAAACAAATCTGATTTTAGAAAATCGGAATTAACTATAGCGGGTATTGACGCAGCTTTAAATCCTTTAAAAATTATGAAATTAAGAAAAGCGGCAAAGAAATTTAGAAAGGCTAATTTTAAATATTTAAAAGCTAATAAGAAATTAATACGTTTTAAAAATAAAGCTTTAAAACAAGAGTCAATCATTAAACGTATGACTGATAAATTATCAGAAATATCACCACAATCAATTGCAATTGGTAAAGAGGTTGTAGCATCAGGTTTTGCTACTAACTAAAACATAAAACAGATGTAAGGAGGTGATATAATGATAAACAAAATGAAAAATCGACTCCAACATGCTTGGAATGCTTTTAAAAGCAACGAGCAATTATCGCCACTCACTTATAGAGATGTTGGATCTGGATATGCATTTAGACCTGATAGGATGCGACTAAGTTATGGTAATGAACGTTCTATAATAGCTCCTATATATAATCGTATATCTACCGACGTATGTTCTCTAAATATAAACCATGTTAGATTAGACGCTGATGGTAATTATTTAGAAACATTAAAAACCGGTTTGAATGAATGTTTAACAACGTCGTCAAATTTAGATCAAACTGGTAGAAATCTAATACAAGACGCCGTTTTGTCAATGTTCGACGAGGGGTGTGTAGCAATAGTCCCAATAGAAACAGACATAAATCCTAGAATAACGGGTGGTTACGATATATTATCT